CCTATGGTGCCTAATACCGGAGGAACCACAGGTGAGTTTATGCTGGATGGTTCATTAAAAATTGCGTTAGATAAGTGTCAGATAAAAACTTAAATTAACACCCATGGTGAATTTAATATGACTTTACCAATATTGAAATAATTAAAATAACAACTAAATTTAAGGGTAGCTACAATGACTAAAAAACAAGATAAGAAAGTAATTTTCCGTGATTCAGGCGAAAGCTTGGTCGAAATTGGAAAGCATAATAAAAGTGAGAGTGGCCGTTTCCACTTTGGTAATGAATCAAGAAGCGACACTATTACAACGCATTTTGCGACACCACCAAATCCTGATAAAGTTTCAAGGGATAAAACCAAAAAATAGGAAGTGCTATGACGTCAAATGAACAAGTGTTTCAGTGTCAATTCCAACTTGGAATAGGCTCTTATTATCATATGTTACGCCAAAGTTATTTTAATGCTTGGCATCGCTTTGTCAGTGCTTTTTCCCTTATATTTTCAACATCAGCAGTAGCGATAATAAGTTCAAAGTTAGAAATAGGTATTTTTTGTGCAGCTATTGTTGCTGTATTACAAGCTGTAGATTTAATTATCGACACGCGTGGGCAAGGCTCTCTTCATAATGACTTGCGTAATAAATACCTTATGCTTGAACATGAGCTTTTAAATTATGGCTCATCACTTACAGAGCTCCAATTTAATGACCTGCAAATGAAGATTAAATCAATTGAATTACAGGAGCCTCCTGTTCGTAAATTGTTATTAGAGGTTTGTCATGATGATATCGCCCGACGCTTAAAAGTTGATAAAGCACACTTTCACAATGTTCATTGGTTTAAAGCGAATACGGCCAACATGTTTAATTGGCCATCTGTAATAAAGGATTAAATAAATGAAAGATCATGAAGTTAAAAATGCTCATGAAAGTTATTCAAATAGACTAAATGACTATCAAAATAATATTATTGATAAATTAATAGCTTATAAAGAAAATTACCATGACGGCTTAAAAATGAGTATTGCTTCTGACGAAGATATTTCTCCTACCGCTTATATAATGACTGTGCTTGGTTTTGATGTTCTTTTGGATTTTACTATTGCACCGTGCGCTAGACGAACAGATATATATTATGGAAGAGTAAATTGTTATTTAGACATAAACAAAGATTCAATATTACATTCTTTTTACTTTGATCATTATGGGAGCATTTTTTCTAAACACCCTGATGAAGAAGATCATGAAGAGATCACATTTAATGTTGAGAATAAAATTATCATCGTAATATCAAAAGCAATAATCAAACAACTTTAGTAGCTTCTTAATTTACTAATACAGGTTATTACTAACCCCTTCAACATGCTGACAAACTGTCAGCATGTTTCGTTTTGGGCGTTAGTGCTGTGTCAGAATTTACCTTAATTATTGTTGAAAATATTCCTCCCGCTGCTTTACAAGCCATACATCGTGTTATTGGGTTGGAAGGCGGTTATGTTCATGATGCTGCCGACAGAGGTGGTAAAACTAATTTTGGTATTTCAGACCTACGCGATGGTGTAGCTGATGGCCTAATTGATATTAACCTTGACGGCCTTGGTGATATCACCCCCGAAAACCTTACCTACGAACAAGCCGTTAGTATTTACTACAAAGAATACTGGCTAGCGAATCAATGCCACGAACTGCCCACTTATATCGCTGTCATGGTGTTTGACGTTGCCGTAAACCAAGGCGGCAAGTTTGCGCGTAAAACCTTACAAGGCGCAGCTGGTGTTAACACCGACGGTATTATCGGCGGTAAAACATTAGCCGCAGTAAACCAATGTACTGAATTACAGCTACTGCACGAATATACCCAATTACGAGTATGTCGTTATGCCAGCATAGTTAAACGTGATGTTACTCAACTTAAGTTTCTCAAAGGTTGGTTGAACCGCGCTTTTGATGTATTGAAAGAGTGCCAAATGATATGGCTATTTGGCGGGCATGCCTAATGGGTGCCTTACATTACACCGCTTTTGTATTTCTCATCATGCTCATTATTACTGCCATTATTGGGCAAATAACCGCGTGGGCTGAACGTTCATTTGACATCGAAACCCAAATTATTGAAGAAGCTCGTGGTCGTCCATCAAATGCTTATTTGTTTATTGCCAGTGCGTTTTTCATCATTGTTTTTGCTATAGAAGCACTTGCGCTGGTTATCTACTTGCTTGAATTGGCGGGCTGGTTATGACCAAAGCAGATGAACGTTTTCAGGAAGGACGTAATAAACGTCTTGGTGCTGAAGTAAACAAGCAAATGCACAACTTGCCTGTGCAATACAGCTGCATTTACCGTCGTACTGAGCAAGCCAGTCAATATAAGCGCGGTTGGCATTCTGTTAGCCAAATAGATATTGATGTGGCCATAAAGCTTGCTACCGGCACTGAACAATTCTTATCAACAATTATTAAGGGGACCAACCCATGAGCATTACTGCCGCATTAGCTATTGCCAAAGCTACCGGGTTAAGTGATTGGATAACTGAAAAACTAAGCGATTCAGACTCTGGGGCAGCCAAGCTTGCTGGCCGAGTAATTGAGTACGCCGCTGACTCTACAGGTTACACCACTATCGATACAGCATTAGAAAAGCTAAAAGCTGATCCCGTTGCTATGCAAGCCTTTAAAGATAAGGTGTTAGGAAACGAACACGAGCTTAAAAGGTTAGCCTTTGCTGACAAGCAAAACGCCCGTCAAATGTACCAGGTACATCACAATCAAGCTGACATCATTGCTGACCGTATAATGAAGTACAACCCCTTATACATCGGTATGTGCTTAGTTATTCAGGCATGTGCTTTGTATTTTTTACAAGGCAACGCATCACTTTTATCACTCATTACCTCTATTTTAACCATGGCCATCAAATCGCTTTTTGATGAACGTAAAGAAGTAAACGGTTTTTTCTTTGGTTCAAGCATGGGCAGTAAACAAAAAGACCAAAACAAGGACACGTTGTAATGAGCGACCCAATCGATCGTGCAAACGAAATTGCAGAGCAAAACCGAATTCAAGCATTAAAGCAACAACGCAATAATCAAGAGCAGCCATGCATAGTTGACGGTGTGCGAGTTTGTTTAGACTGCGACTACCCCGTATCGCTAAAACGCATTAAAGCGGTAAATTCGGTGCGCTGTCTTGAATGCCAAACACTTGAAGAAATTAGAACAAAACAAGGCCGAGGTTAAGCCATGGAATTTATCAACGAATACTTCAAAGTCATTCAATTTCTACTGTGGGCCATTTTTGCCATTGTTGTTTTTGTGCTTACCGCCACGTTTCCAAAGAAGAAAGACCATGCTGAGCTAAAAGATCGCGTAAAAACCATTGAAGACACCTATAACACGTCTGTAGCTCATACCCAGCTTGAAACAAAGGTAACAACGATACAGGCGCAAATTAAAAGCATTCCATCCAATGAAACTATTCATGGCCTTGAAAAAGAAATGGGCGAAATGAAAGGCAGTGTTGACGGCATGAAGGACCTACTTAAAAACATCAATAACCACGTAAATATGCTCGTTGAAAACGAAATTAAAGGAAGCAAATAATGGCACTTCAAAACATTCAAAATCAGCATCATCGCCTGTCAATTTTACGGGCTTTAGAAGCGCTTGGTTACAAAAGTAACGACAGCATGATCCAAGACTCTTGTGCCGCTTTTCACAACGTAATGAGCCGTGACCAGGTACGCACAAACTTAGGCTGGCTAGCCGAGCAAGGTTTAGTGTCTATCGAAAAAGTAGGCGACATTATGAATGCCACTTTGCTTAGTCGTGGGCAAGACGTAGCACAAGGCCGAAGCTTTGTAGATGGCGTTAAACGCCCAAGAGCATAACGGAGCTGAATCATGACTAATAAAGTAAAGCCTTATAACGCGGCTGAAAAACGAATGGTGTCTGCATTTGCTCGCTTCATTGTGTTAGCAGAAATTGAAAAGCAATGCATAAAGCCGGCTTTTGAAGAAGCTAACCCAGGAGAAGCCTTTGTTGCTGAAAGTTGGGTTAATAAAGTGTTTGAAAGTGACCCTGAAGCCAAGCGCGCTTTAGCCGCTATACGTCGTGAAGTGCCTAAAATCCGTAAAGGCTATCTGCAACAACTGGGTGCCAAATCATGAGCAATGTAAAAAAGCGTGGCAAGGCGTCTAAAATCGATTTGCTGCCACCAAAATTAAAAGCCGAACTCGATACTTTACTTCGTGATAAAAGCCACACACAGGCCGATATACTTGCCGCAATTAACGAGCTTATTGAACAAGCTGGCCTTGCCGAGCAAAAAATAAGTAAATCAGGTTTAAGCCGTTATAGCGTTGAAATGGAAACCGTTGGCCAAGAAATTCGCGCTATGCGTGAGTCAACCGAAATGTGGGTGGCGCAATTTGGCAGTAAGCCAACGGGTGAAACCACGCAGCTGCTACTTGAAATGTTGAAAACCCAGCACTTTAAATTGCTGATGAATGCCAATGCAGATCCTGAAAGTTTACTTGATGCTAAAACCATCTACACCTTAGCAAGAACATTAAAAAACTTAGAAGATGCGGCTTCAGCGAATATGAAGCGAGAGAAAGAAGCGCGCAAAGTCTTTGCAGAAGAAATGGCTGAAAAAGTCGATTCAACCGCTAAGCAAGCTGGTTTAACAACCGATGGCGCAAACTTAATTAAGCAACAAATTTTAGGTCTTGCCTAATGAAATTACCTCCACAGCCTGAAGTAGAGCTAATAAAACCAGAGCTAAAGCTTTCACCTTACCAGGAAGCGATCAATAGTTGTGACAACATTGAAAAACGCTTTGGCTTACCTGTGTTCATTCCTTTTGATCCCGATGAAGTTTTACTCGGCTATCAAAAACGTTGGATGGCTGACGACTCCATTCTAAAAATTGCTGAAAAGTCTCGTCGAACTGGTTTAACCTGGGCTGAAGCCGCTGACGCCGTGTTAGAAGCCAGTAAAAGTAAAGTTGCTTTTGGTACCGACCATTTCTATGTTGGCTCAACCAAAGACATGGCGCGCGAGTTTATTGACGCGTGTGCCATGTGGGCTATGGCGTTTGATAAAGCTGCAGGTGATATTCAAGAAGAGATATTTGTTGATGAAGGTCAAGCAGGTAAAGAAATCCTTACCTTCACCATCAACTTTGCCAGTGGCTATAAAATACAGGCGCTTAGCTCTAATCCATCAAACTTACGTGGTATGCAAGGTAACGTCACCATTGACGAAGCGGCCTTTCATGACCGTTTAGCGGAAGTACTTAAAGCTGCTAGTGCATTGACCATGTGGGGCGCTAAAGTCCGTTTAATTAGCACACATAACGGCACCGACAATTTATTTAATACCCTTATTCAAGATAGCCGCGCAGGTAAAAAAGCCTATTCCGTACATCGTATTACCCTTGACGATGCCTGTAACGAAGGGCTTTATAAACGTATCAGCCAAACACGCCGCAAAGCATGGACTCAAGAAGTTGAGGATATGTGGAAAGCGGCGCTATTAAACCAAACCGCTACCGAAGAAGATGCCTTAGAAGAATATTCATGCGTACCTAAGCAAGGCGGCGGTGTTTATATCAAACGTGTGCTTGTTGACCAAGCCATGAAAAAAGATATTCCCATCATCAGGTTTACCGCCCCTAAAGACTTTTTGGAATGGTCAGCCCGACATAAAGAAATTCAAATAAAAGAATGGCAAGACGAATTAAAGCCTCACTTAGCCAAGCTTAATAAAGATTTAAATCATGCCTTTGGTGAAGATTTTGCCCGCAAAGGTGATTTATCAGTATTTGTGCCCCTGCAGATAAATAAAGACTTAACCAAGCGCGTACCGTTCTTGCTCGAAATGAGCAACCTAACTTATGACGCGCAAAAAGAAATACTATTTTATTTATGTGACCGACTACCGCGCTTACAAGGTTTAGCGTTTGATGCTACAGGCAATGGTGGTTACTTAGCTGAAGCCGCCGCAGAGCGTTACGGCACCGAAATGGTTGAACAAATAATGCTGACTGAACGTTGGTATATGGAATGGATGCCCAAGCTTAAAGCAGAATTTGAAGATTTAAATTTAGAAATACCACGCCACCAAGATGTACAAGACGATATGGGACAAATAAAAGTTATCAACGGTGTTCCTAAAATTGACAAAGGTAGCTCCAAAGGCACCGATGGCCGACAACGCCATGGCGATGTAGCTGTAGGTCTTGCTATGGCCGTTAGAGCCAGTTGGATGGACGGCGGCGTTATTGAATTCACCCCATTGCCCGATAAAAACCGTGATGAAGACGATGACGATTTTTCTATTAATCAAAAAGGAGCATTCTAGTAATGTCTCAATTAGTTGACCAATATGGCCACCCACTTCGAAAAGAAGACTTAACCACCCCGCAGACCGACGATGCTAGGTTAGGCCATTTACATAAACATTATGCTGAACACCCAAGTAAGGGCTTATCCCCTGCTAAATTGGGCGGTATTTTATTACGTGCTGAGCAAGGCGACATTATTGCGCAATGTGAATTGGCCGAAGACATGGAAGAAAAAGACACACATCTGTTTTCTGAATTACAAAAGCGCCGCTTGTGTATGAAGTCTGTGCCTTGGAAGTTAGTACCGCCGCGTAATGCCAGTGCTGCAGAGTTGCGCGACACTGAAATGCTGCAAGAGCTGTTTGAAGACATGCTCTTTTTGCAAGATACCTTTTTCGATATGTCTGACGCTATTTTAAAAGGCTTTTCTCACAGTGAAATAACCTGGCAACAAGAAGAAAAACTATGGGTACCACATGCAATAGACTTTAAAGATCCTGCTTGGTTTATGGTTAACGCTGATAATCGCAATGAACTCCGCTTACGTGATAACAGTATCGACGGCGAAGCACTAAATCCCTTCGGCTGGATCCAACATATTCATAAAACAAAATCGGGCTATGTTTCACGTAATGGTTTAGCGCGCGTATTAGCATGGCCGTACATTTTTAAAAACTTTTCAATTCGTGATTTAGCCGAGTTTAATGAAATCTATGGTTTACCGCTGCGCGTGGGTAAATATTCTACGGGTGCCACACCAACCGAAAAGCGCACACTTTTACAGGCCGTTATGGGGATAGGTCATAACGCAGGTGGCATTATTCCTAAAGGCATGGAAATTGAATTTAATGAAGCCGCCAAAGGTAGTGAAAAACCCTTTGCGTACATGATGGAGTTTATGGAAAAAGCCATGAGCAAAGCCATATTAGGCGGCACGCTTACAAGCCAAGCAGATGGAAAAAGCTCAACCAATGCTTTGGGTAACGTACACGATGAAGTTCGCGGCGAATTACGCGATAGCGACCTTATTCAAATCGCTAGCACAACAACCCGTGACTTAGTGCTGCCTATGTACATGTTCAATGGCAAAAGCTTCTCTAAACCTTCACGTTCGCCAAGATTAGAATTTGACACCACCGAAGCTGAAGATTTAAAAGAATTCAGTGAATCTTTACCAGGCTTAGTTGGCTTGGGTTTTCAAATACCATTGCGATGGGCACAGGATAAAGTGCAAATACCTGAGCCTAAAGACGGTGAAACAGTGTTAGGCATGGTCGCCCCAGAAAAAGTTCCGACTAAAGAAATCGATACCTTACCTGGTAAAGATGCACCTAAAGACAAACCAACAACCAAAGCGCAAACCAAGCTAAAAAATATGGCCATAACCAAGCTTGTTGCATTAAAAGCTAAAGCTGAAGCGGTGCCAGAAAAAGACACAGCTGAATTGTTTGCTCAGCAATTGGCCGAAGGTTTTAGCCCTATATTGCAAGGTTTTAATGATGACATTGAAGAGCTGATCAACAACGCAACCTCACTTGAAGAGCTGCAAACCCAACTTAACGGCATGAATTTGTCCATTGATGAAGCCAGTGAAGTAATGCAGCTGGCACTTGTCGCGGCAGAACTTGGCGGCATGGCAGACGTAGAGGATGGTGAGTAATGTTGAGCAAATTTCTTAAACGCTATCAGCGATGGTGCAAGCACATAACTAGTAAGCGAGTAAAAAGTGCCTGAAGTCCGTTATGGTTCGCTACCGTTTCAAGAGTCGATAGATTTTTTCAGAAATAAACTAAACATTTCTACTGAGCGTTGGAATGATGTTTGGCGAAATGGTCACAACAACGGCTTTATGATAGCCGGAGCCATGAAGGATGATTTGCTGAATGACTTCAGGAAAATGGTTGATAGCGCCATTAGCGAAGGTAAATCAATCGGCTGGCTGAAAAAAAACTTTAAAGAAATACGAGCAAAGCATGGTTGGGATCATACAGGTTCAAGTGCCTGGCGTAGTCGTGTAATTTACGACACTAACATGCGACAAAGCTATAACGCTGGGCGCTATGAACAGTTGCAGCACTTTGATGTTTGGGAATATCAGCACGGTGATAGTTTGCACCCGCGCGAATTACATTTGTCCTGGCATACACTGCGCTTACCCAAAACCGATAAATTTTGGTTAACGCATTTCCCGCAAAATGGTTGGGGCTGTAAATGTAAAGTACGTGGTAGAACAAAAGCATGGTTAGCACGCCATGGCCATGTAATCGACTTAGCACCAAAAGATGGTTCATGGGAATGGGTAGACAAAGTAACGGGCGAAGCCCATGTAATACCAAAAGGTATTGACCCTGGCTTTGACTATGCCCCACGAAAGCAAGCCGTATCGAAAAATTTAAAACAACTGGCTGATAAAAAAGCAAAACCATTTACGCCACCCCCACGTGTCGCTAAAACGGCATTTAGTACCGTACCAGGTGCAGATGTGCATAGCTTGAACAAAGTACTAAATGAACTAAAAACAACAAGCGCTGCGCCTGAAATAGCGCTGCTTGAAAAGTTTTTAACTCAACATGAGACTAAAACGCTCTTTCTTCAACAAAAAGAAATGAACCCCAAAGCGATAGCAGCGACTAAAGTGGTTAATGATATTGAAGCGTATTTAGGCAAGCATCCTCGATACAGCACCATATCGTTATTCACCGACAGAGGCTATTTACGCGCCGAAGGTTTTACCTCAAGCGCATTTGAACACGTCGTGCTTAAAGGTATTGGTAAGCTTTCAAAGGTTGATTTCAACGAGGTTAAGCATGCGATACAAGCAGGTATACTGCTTAAAGAAGCAAATAAAAGCGCGCTCACGTTCTCTGAAATACTTAAGCAGCATGGCCTCAATGGCGAAAATGGTGCTATGCTGACAAATTGGATACATGAGATCGGCCATCAAATTCATTTTAAAGCGGGTTCGCCATACAAGCCTTTATTTAAAACGGCAACGAGTGGCAGTACCATTACTCGTTATGCTCAGCAAAACCATTATGAATGGCATGCTGAAATGTTTGTTGCTTGGTTGTTGGACCGCAAAGCATTAGCAAACTGGAATGAAGAAATAACGGCCTACATGGACAACTTAGTAAACAATGCAATTAACAAAGGTAATAAGTAATGGCTGATTTATTAGCAACAATTCAACAAGGTTTAGCGAAAGGCACCATTGCCGAACAAGCTAGCCCAATTGTCGATGAAGCGCTAAAGCTTGTTTCTAATACGGAAATACCGTTTCAAGAACGCCTACCTAAAATTTATGTGTTAGTAGATAAAGCCGCAGCAGCTGGTGGTGTTGAAAAAGAGCGCTGTGGTTATGTGATTGAAAGTTTATATGCCCAAGCCAGTGAAACTGAACTTGATTTGCTAAACGCATACCAGGACAAAGCGTAATGGCGGGG